GTGTGCGCCATTCACAATTGTTATATGGTGTTTGATATTTAATTGTGAAACCAATTGAATTAATTTGCTTTTGATTGTTGTTCATGATGTGAATCTAGATGTGAATGTGTGTTATGTGTGTATCTCGACGAGATTAATGTGTGCGATCTCGTCGAGATTAATGTGTGCGCAATCTAGTCTAGATTTTCTACAATTGGACCGTCACCTTGACACCAATTCATCATAGCGTCAAACAATTCTTCAGTCATTTCAATTACACCGAAGGTCTCAAGTTCTTCGATTTGAATGTTAGAAAGGAAAGCAGGATACATGTCAGGAAGGATTAACGTTGCCGTGATAATCAGTATGCAGATAAGCTAACTCTACTGCAGTGAGACCATCATAATCCCAGTTGCGAGTGTGAGAGTTACCTTGCGATTTACCTTTGAGAACATTAGTGCCGACCCATATTGTTTGGTGGGTTTTAAGATCTGTTGCCTGAGAGAATAGTGCCATGGTAGTGGTGATGATAGGAAGGGGGGAGAATTGCTCCCCCTTTATGATACCTCAGAGCATCTCAATCAGGTGCATCAATGTTGTGATCTGAACTGGAGTTTGCCAGCAGATAACATCCTCCAGCATGTTACCATTTGGGCGAATCACAGCAACCTCAAAAGTGTCGTGCTGAATGTCACCGTAGAGTCCCGAATTTTTTGGACCCGCTACAACACTGATCGCCCAACCATTCTCAAAGGTATGTTGTGCTTTTGTGCCACCTTTGATGACACTGTGATCGGAAAAGGTCAGAGAGGAAAAGTTCATCGGAGTGGTGTGGTGTGAACTGAGAGAATCCTAGCACGGATGGGGGGCGGTTGGTGCCCCCCGTTTGAATCACCCTTGAATCCAGCGGGCGACGCGCTCGCGCTTGCGGAGCGGTAGCAGGCGAGTGTACTCAACCCAGTGGGCGCCCAGCTCATGGCGCTTAATCAGCCCTTCTGCAGCCATACGCTTAAGGGTCAGGGAGAGGGCTGTGCGGGCCTCATTTGGCATCCCCAGAGCGTTGTTAATGTCGGTGGGGCGCATCCCATCCTGATCGGTGCAACCGCTGCCATCATCCATCGGCAGAACCGACAGGATCGCCCAGCGGTACGTAGCGCCAAACGTGTTGCGATCGGTGAGAGAGGTGAACATGGTTCAGTGGTGTGAACTGAGAGAATCCTACAGCATCATGGGCACTGATCAACCAGCTTGTGCCAGTGGTGGAACTGTCCACTGCTGGGGTTTTATGGGTCTGTGGTGTCTGTAGGATATGGGGACAATCAGGAGAGGGGCGGGGTAGCCCTGAAGACGAAAAAGGTCGCCACCCCTCCTGCGCGGAATTAATTGTTACAAATGAGTATAAAGAAAGGGGAGCGATTGCCCCCCTTAAGTATACCTTACACTGCAACGGGTTTCTTACTGTAACCGCTGAACTGATGTTGTGAACGACGGGCACGGATTGCAGCACCCCAGATAGAACCTTTAGGTTGAGTTCCATGCACTAACAGCGCAAACGGTTTATCACCGAAACAGTGTGAATCGTCGTGATCAACTTCTAACCCTGCAGAGTTAGCATCACCTTCGGTCATGAAGACTTTAGCGTAACGCTTAAAGAATCCTGCATCAATTAGGTGATCCCACTTGCCACCATATGATGCGGTGAAGTAGAAGTTAGCAGGAAGATTAAAGTTCAGAAACAGTTGCAAACTCTTGGAGTAGCAATAAAACTTTAGGTCAGGATTGCGCTGTGCAACTTCAATCCAAGCATCAAGATAAGCGCCAGAGAAGAAGTCACCAGACTCATGGATTCTCACGAGTTTAGTATTCTTTGTGCGGTACTCTTGGATGCCTTGGTTGATAAGATCTGCAGCAGATCCATTCTGCAGAGCATCAACAATCAGGCGCAAATTGTTGGCGCGATTCTCAAACGCTGCATCATATTGCACCTCTGAAGATGCAGCGAAGCAACGGAAGATAGTGTGCTCGCCGTCTTGAATGGTACGCTTGCCATTGTCATCAACAACAGCAAAAGACTTGCAGAATAATGCACCGGGGCAGGTTTTACCTGCAGGAAGATTAAAGATCAGGGTTTGCTTGCCCAGTTTGGCGTTGCCTTTGGTGAAGTTCAGCATGGTGGTGTGGTGTGAACTGAGCACACAATACGGCGCAGAAACCACCCCCGTCCAGACCCATTGTGCCACCTTGCGAACTGGCACAGCATCTGGGTTTGATGGCGGTTTGATGGTATTTTAGATGGACAACCAGCACCAAAGGGGGAAGGGTATCCCTACTGAACAACACATCGCCACCGAACCTGCAATACAATATAACACTAGTATTATATGATTATATAAAAAAAATAGGTTGGGCACCACCCCAACCTATGAACATCCCATAGAACCTACGCCCATATGCTATAATTATCTGTACTCATTCGCGCAGGGTGACTTTCATCAAGCGGGAGGCAAACCCCTTCCTCCCTTATGTTAGAATTGTAGCATCCAATCAGGATCTTTGTCAAGTTGCATCCAGAAGAAATTATTACGATTCTGAGATGCAATGAACAGTTTTCCTCCCTTGTGTTGTTCGACAATACATTGAGGATTGTTGTCCATAAGATTTGCAAAGCGATTCTTTGCCTTGCGTGAAATAGGAGTGATGAATGCGGTTTGCATGGATCTCGATCTCGATGTGTGTAATCTAGATGATGATGCAGGTCTCGTCGAGATTGAATGTGCCACTAGATGATGTGGCACATCTCGTCGAGTTTCTAGAACTGGATCTCGTCTAGGGTTGGAACATTATCTTGACTAGATTCACCACTGTCCATCCCATTGTGCAGTGCATCAAGAATCGAAAGGATGTCGTTCCCATTTTTACCAAGACGAAGTTGAGCGATCAGAAGTTCTTTAGTCATGAGAGAATGTGACGATAATCAATGGATTTGATGCACCAACCTGTAGCGCATGTGATCTCTTCGATTAGATCTTCCTCATCATCTGCCTCCCAGATTTGACCGATGGTTTCATCTGTGATGATACCACGATTGAAAGCATCGAGTTCCTCATCATCAGACTCAAAGTCAAACTCAATGTCAGTAACTTGGAAGATCATTTCCGAAGAGGAGAATTGAAGTAACGAGTGAAGCATAGCACCAGGATGATGCCAGTGGAGATGACACCGACCAGTCCGAGAACTGTCACAGTGTCGCCAGCGAAGTTGTAAGTGTCAGGCATCATTTGCGATTTCTCCGATAACGGTCAAAAGCAGTAGGGTCGGGATCATAAAGACCGCCACCCATACGATCATCAAGGTAGAACATGATGCCAAAGGTGGCGAGAATCACGCCACCCACGATTGCAGTAATCATACTTCATCCCTCATTTCAGAGAGTTTTTCATAGAGTGCAGAAACATCTACATTCAGTTTCTCACTCACTTCGTCCCAATCATCATGAAACTCAATGAGTGCCAGAATTGCATCCAGTTCCTCAAAAGTCAGAGAAGTCAGTGTCATCATTAGAAGTCCCAGTTGCTGTTAAGAAATGCGTTCCAAGTTGCTTCATCATTCTGATAGTCTTCATCAAGTTCACGAAGTTCAGGAATGTCGAAGATCTCACCAGGAGCATCTTGAATCTCAGACCAGAAATCAGTGTCGAAGTCCATAGGATGTGTCTCAGGGACAAACGTAGAATACCAAGAAGAGGGAGGGTCAGAAACCCTCCCTGTGCCAGTTGTCAGACCTCCACAAGGGTCTTGTCGGTGCGGATTGCCTGATTGACAAACCGACCCACAGAACCCTCAGGATCAGCGATCACCTGCTCCAGATCAGCAACAAAGGTTCCAGGATCTTGAGCACGGTAGCTATACTCTTTGCCGTTAGATGAAAAGGTGACAGTCACCAGATCCTCATTCATGCTCAGAGCAGAAATTGCAGAGGAGTTCACATCAAATTGACGAGTCATGTTTTATAGTAACAAAGTGGACAAATGGCACAGAATTGTGCCAATAGGGCGAGAGAGACTTGAACTCTCACGGGCGTAATGCCCAACAGATTTTAAGTCTGGTGTGTCTACCGATTCCACCACCGCCCCAGGTTTGGGAGTTAGGCGAACTACCGCTCCCATTATATCACAGTTTGAATCCAGGTCGTGCTAGATGAATTGGAACAGAAGCACCAATTCTAACCTGTTCCCGACTCTTTCTAGGAAACTCATTGATACTATGGATTCCCCAATAGTATCTGCGAACAGTTCGCTCACTGAGATCTAGAGCTTCCGAAAGATCACTATAGGACATTCCACGAGCTCTTGCAAAATTAACGATCTTGATGTAGTTCAATGCTTTTTCTGTAGCATGAACATTTGAGAAGTCAGCAACCTTTGGAGTTCTCATGAGTTTGATTGGTTGACTTGTTCATTCTAAGGGCACCAGGATCTCCTCTGATGCCCCTGTGTTCCAGTTCCTAGGCTGTCACATAGTTTGGGATCTCAACACGCTCCACAGGTCCCTTCCAGTTGATCTTGAAAGCTTTCCAGTTATCATTCAGGTCGAAGAGGTAAGCATACTCTTCACCACCAAGATTTCCAGAAACAAACTCATCGAAACTGGTATGTTGAACGCTAACTTCCTCACCACGTTCTGAATGATAGAGTGGTTGAGGTTCACGATCATTCTCATAGGTAAGATAACCTGCAGCATCATGAACATACTCTCCGTTCTCATCACGGAGGGGAATATCATGATTCCAACTTCCACGAGTACGCAGATGACTCATAGATCCACCGTCGATGAGTTCTTGTACATCTTCACGGTTCTGATAGTGTTCTACCAGAATCTTACCATTGTGGGATACATAACCATCCCAGTGGCAGTAGACGCTAACCACAGTGTGGTCAGGCATTTCAATACCGATGCGTGAGCGAGTTCCCATGGTGTTGAGTGGTGAACGAGTTCAGTATGGCAGGGGATCACGGAATCCGCAACCCCCTGGTGGACAGTTCAATAACCGTCCATTGCATCTTCCAGAGCACAGATCAGACCGTCGAAGTCTTCGCTGGCAGGAAGCACCGTGATCAGGGTGTTGACCAGATCTGCACCGTACTCATCCCGAAGTTCGTTCAGGTACTCTTTGCGATTGGCGTAACCGTTCTCAGTGTAAACCGACATGACAGTTCAGGTGTTGAACATGCCAAATGTACGTCAGAAGAGCGTGAGCTGGATGCCGTCTTGTGACAGTTTGGATTTTGGCATAAGCAGATCCTGAAGACGCTTCAAATTGTTGAAGTCATTCATATTTTGCGATTCCATAAAAATATCATTAATTGGAATCGAGTTAGCTGTATTGAAGAAACCATAAGAATCTAATTGAGTCTTATGCAGGATATACTGGGTTGTACTATCAGAATTTAAATATTCTTTAACGAAGTAAACCCACTTCTCATCCACGTAGAATTTCATGTATTATAATCAGGCGAATGGATCAAAGTATTTATCTTTAATATGCACATGCACTTTTTCATCACCCTCTAACTCCAAAAGGTCTTTCCAATCCATAGACTCTAGATCGAGGTCATCATAACACTCGATATCTAATGTAACTTGTACCAGGCGCTTCTGTGCTAACATGATTCTCGTTGCGATGTGTTCTAGATTATATCATGCATAATGGCGATAAGCAAGTGATTCATAATCTTGCCCATCTCGTGCATAATCCTCGTCGAGATCTTGTGCATAATCCTCGTCGAGATCGTATGAATAATCTGTTGCGTATGTATAGTCGAGATTGTAGTCGTCGTACATAACTCGTCGAGATCCTATGAGAACTGTGTGATTATAGCATGAATCTCGACTAGATGCAAGTATCTGCAATCTCGTCGAGATTTTTATAAGATTATATAGGTCTTATAATGTAAAAATGTAATATAATGTTAGCATTATATGATTTTATGATTGTCTCAACGCCTTGTGCCAGTTTTTTTGGTGTCCTGGGGCTTGACAAACTGCACTTCTTATGATACGCTCGCTAAACTCACAAGACCAGGAGGGGTTTATAAGAGACCAGGAGGGGTTTATAAGAGACCAGGAGAGGTTTAGACACATAATAACACCATATAACACTAACATTATGCATTCAAACAAAACACTACTATATGTTTTTTAATATATTTTTAATTAATAAATTATTAAAATTTAATTCTTTGGTGAAGTTTTGGTTCTTCTTTCTTTATTCTTTGCTCTAACTGTGGGAGATGGATTCTTATCAATGGATTTATTTGCAGTCTCTTTATCTACCACAATATAAGATCCTCTTGGTTGCCCTTCTTTAGGTACAAACCCACCATGAGCATCTGGTACTCTTACAACTTTGTCTCCTCTCTTAAATGCTGACTTTGCCTGATCAGGAGCACTGATTGGCTTACCCTCCTTATTTGCAATCTCTTCATCAGATGCAGATGCCATCCATTGACGAATCTTTGGTCCGAAATCTCTAGGTGAATCAGTACTTGTAACATTTGGATTAACGATTTTTAAATTGACTCTGGACGTACTGTAATCAGATCCGACTCTGGATGATGGTGTCGTATAAACAATATCTTTTCTTTCATCAGGATGATATGTACCAGTAGATGGTGAATCTTTAAATCCTGATCTTAGAATGTTTTCTTTATTTGATGCAGTCGTATAATGTGCCGTGCGAAGAACTCTCATTCTTCTTTTTGCTTCGGTGATGAACAACAAAAAACTTCTTTGTTCTCTTACACTCTCTTTTCTTCCTACACCAACATTACGATATGACGTGAAAGGTTTAGAATCTTCTATAGGTTTAATACCTAATTCTTTCTTCAGTTGTTTTTTATTTGCTGATTTTTGAAGTGCCGTTTTCACTCTATCTTTGATTTCTTTTCTTTGTGCTCTATATAATCCTACACCACTACCTGGTGTTGCTGTTTGAATATCAGTGATTGGACTACCAGGGTGTATTGCTTGTTTTCCACCTTTTTCTGCATATTGATTCCATACCTCAACTGGTGCTCTTCCTACTTTAGGTTTTGTAGATTGTGGCAATCCTTGATAGAATGGTTCTTTTGATCCTGATACAAATCTCTGTCTCATCACCATTGATGCATCAGGAGTTGTAAACATTGTGTAGTCAGACTTTTGTTTAACTCCAGGTGCTGTAGGATGATAAGGATCTTTTAGTGCCGTTCTTTGTGTTTGGGGCCAGGATTTTGTTTGTGGTTTATAGGTATATTTGGATCCTCTTGCAGTTTGAAATCCAGTGATTTTTGCTGGTTTTGAAATTATTTTTGAAGTAGTTTTAGCAATGGGTTTTGCTTCTAATGATGCAACTTTTGATATCAATCCTTTATTTCGAAATGTAGATCTTGCTACTGCCTTAATCAGAGATGGTAAAAGTGCCTCGTCAATAAACTGAGAATATGACTTCATCTGAACAGAATCTTTTTATGCTATTTATTCTAATGATTCGATTTCAGATGCAAGACTTAAAAGATCATTCTTATCAAGTACAATCATATTATTTTGAGCTTGATAATGAACAATACTTTCAGATACAATACGCAGTGTGGATGCAATCAATTTATTCTCTGTATCTGCACCAGAGTTTCTTGATTCCCAGATAGCATTCATTACATTTTGTGCTCGTTCAGTCATGACCAGTTTTTTGGAAGTACAAAGTTATAATAGCTGAAAATGCGCCGATTGACAAGCTTGTGCATACCACAATCATTAGTCATGACATAACCTTCATGAGATACAGACTCATTACCAATCATACACTGTACACTATCATCACACAGTATAAAACACTCCATCAAATCTAACTTGATAGATTCAATTAATTTCCAAAGACGAATTAAATTAGAATCACATGAGAAGTTTTCTTCAACAATCTCTTCTTGATTGCGAATATGATGATTGATTTGTTTTTTAATTTCGTTCGATTCCTTCACAGATACAAACGTACATGTCATTGCCATTTGTTTGGCAAACTTACATACATCTTCGATATCTTCACGATGAGGTTTAAGATATGCTTTTGGTTGAATCCACTTTACTGATTCAGTTGTCTTCAATTGTTGATCAAGTGTATGAGCAACAGCATCACGTAAATCATATTCGGCATCATAACAAGTATGAGGCGCGACTAAAATGTCTTGTGTTATGATCTGCGGGAACTTGTAAGTGATTGTGTTAGGAGAATAAGTGTCAGAACCACCAAAACCAAGAAAATCACCTTGAATGATACCAGAGATGCGAGGTAAACAATCAAAAGCAACGTGCAAAACATCTGCAACTTTGCCTTCATGATTCGCATCAATTTCTTCATGAGAATGATTGATTTTGATTTTAACTTTATTAAAGACTGATTTTGTCCCAACAAAGAATTTACCAGTTGCAGGATTTGTTCCCCATACGATTGCAGGAGATCCATCCATCTTAATACTGATTTTTGAATCAGCACTCAACCAATTCAGAATAGAAAGATCACCTGTGAAGATTGTGTCTTCTGGATGTTCAAGATGAAGGTTTTTCATTTCAATAATTACAACCAAAACCAGCGCCACCGATGAAGGCGCCTAGGGGAACAGACCATCTATATCCATCACCACGACTCATACTTGCTGCGACTCCTCCACCCAATATAGCACCTAAGAACGTTCTTGAAGGATCACAATAGGCTCTGGGTTGAGGAACATTACAAGGAACCTCACGCTCAGCATAATAACCACTGTGATAGTTTCCATAGCGATCATATCCTTCTGGAACATATACCTTACCATAACACACTTGTTGATAATACTGAGCATTTACCTGTGAAGGAAATGACAGTGCAACTAAGAATGACAGACTAAAAAGTGTTTTCGTCAATTTCATTGATCAAGTTTTTCAATGTGATGTTCGATTTCTTGAAGAAGCTGTGGTGTGAATAATTCTACAATTGGTTGATCCATATTATCAGCATAATACAAATCACAATCATACTGATATGCAAGATCTTCATCATAGACCATGAGATCTTCCAATCGTTGTTCGATTGTGGCAATCAGTTGTTCTTGCATCATTTCAACTTCCCCCATACACATAATCAATTACACCAGCATCATGATTCACACCTTCAATAATCGTGAATGTTGCATACTCATCAAACTCACCAGCATACCAGTCACCAGGAAACTCTTTGATAAACAATTCGCGACAATGTTCTTTTGATTCAGCAGCGATTACAATCATACCACTGCTATAATCAGACAAAATGTTGTTAATGATGTAGAGATTCATTTCAGATACCGTTCAGAAAGTCGTGCAGTGCTTCTTGATACTCTTCATAAGTTGCAAAGCGTTCCTTCATGCTAGCAGGAACTTCATACGAAGTCGCAGGACCAGGAAGATCACGTTGCTTCTCTGCATAATACTGGTGCAGGTCAGAGCGATTGTAGAGTTCAGAGTTCATTGGTTTTACGGAGAATTTCAGTCTTCAGGATACAGTTTCCAGGAGTCGGAAAAAATACCCATCTCATCACAACGCACTTCATAAGCAATGCGCTTCAGAAGACGAAGTGGCATGTCTTCAACTGATTTCTGAATGGTGCGCCGGATTTGTTGATCTTGAACGGTATCAGTGATCATGGAAGTAATTTGGTTGATTTGTCAATTGTAGCACGCGGGTCACTGCCCGTTGGTGTATTCTCCGATGATCATACCATTCTGGCGAACCTGAGCATAACCATACTCCTCAGAGAGATCAAGACACAGATCCCAGGCACGATCCTCATCGGTAGTAGTGTTCTCCCAAGGAGCGGAGGGGCAGATCACATCGTAGCGAGTCATGAGTAATGTGGTGATTGATTACCTTCTTATTATAGGGGTACTGAAGGGGCAGGGAGAGGGGTGTAGTGACAGCTCTGCAACTGTCACTGTGGTGGTGGAAGTTGAGGACGATTCATTTCTACAGTTGTCTTTTGGAGATTGAACATTGCACCATCCAGGGTTTTTGCAATAGGACCAAACCCAATCGTTGCAACGATAATTCCAAAAACAGTTCCAGAAATGAAATTAAACATTTTACTTCACATTACAATTTAATGAATTGGTACAAAGATCAGTTGAGCTTTGATAGTTTGTATTTGTTTGACTTGTCATTATTGTCGGCACAAATCCAACAACAAAACCGATCACCATAACAATCAGATACTTTTTCATCACTTATTCATTTGAAGAGTAGGGACGGGCATACCATTTTCAGTCGGAACATAGATGGTGACATTACCATTCTTGCTACCATCTTCCAGACCAGTGATATAAAGATATTGAAGGTATTCACGATTATCTTTCAAAGAATTGCCAATGATTTGGTTTGCTTTGGCAACACCTTGCGCACGAATCACCTCAGCATCAGCAAGTTGTTGTGCAGAATCTTTCTTGGCTTGTGCTTCAAGAACTGCAACTTGACGAGTATATTCTGCCTTCTGAA